TATCCGTCAGTCCGGAACCTGACCACCCTCCACCAGCCACGGACGATCCGTCATAGGTCTGCGGCGTGTCTGTCCCGTTCACAAGGAACAGCCGATCCTTGTAGTTCGTCCCATGCCAGCGGTTTCCGGTAAACCCGGTCGCGAGAGACGAAACCGTCGAAGTCGAGACGTTAAGCAGCTTTCCGTTGCATCCAGCGATCAGAACGCGCGAGCCATCACCCGCGTATTCGTGAATGCTCTCGATTGCCGCACCTTCGCCCGTGTCGCAATGCTCCGCGTAGCCGCGCCGCGAGACGATCTCGTTCTCCACCGGGAACCAATTATCGAGAACGATTGCGTCCTCGGCCTTCATCTGGTCCAGCGCATCGCGCGCGTTCCATCCGCCGACCGGAGGAGGAATGGCAACCGACCGCGAGACGCGCGAGCCGCGCGCGTGCCTGAGCGGCTGAAGCATGACGCCTAGCGCGGCATCCCTTGCGGGAGATTGGGCGCGCCGACACCTGCTCCGCCCTGCATCATGCTGGATAGGATTGCCTCCTCCTGCGGGGTTAGCGGAACGCCAGACTGCGCCTTTTGCATGATACGCTGCACCATGCGCGCCATTGGATTCACTGACGGATCATCAGGCGCGCCGCCCGCCTGATACGGGTAGTTCGACACACCTGCTTGATTGTAGGGCGCAGCCCCGCCCCTCTGCTGCATCATAGCTTGTGTTAACGCGTCCATTTCAATCTCCTGCCTTCTGGTTTGATAACGATCTGATTTTCACGCGGGACGCCTTGTGACGCCCCGGGGATCTGGTTTCTGCGCTCCGCCGCCGTCATTCTCATTCGGGCCTCAACATCGCGCGCCTCAACTTCCCCGGCGACGCGCCGGTACACATCTTGCGCCTTCTCCGACGCAAAGCTTTCGTCCTCAATCCGCGCCATCTCAGAGCGAAGCTTGCTGGCCTCTCTTTGAGCGGCTCCAATCCGCGCATCGAGCCGCATCGCCCCCTCTGTCCAGTCCTTGACCCTAGACCGCATCGCGCGCGCCGCCGTCAACTCGGCCTCTGCGGCGCGAAGCTTGTCCGCGAACTGCGCGCGGTACGCATCCGCCGCCATTTGCCTAACCAGAGGGGTGTTTGGGCTCGCCCCGACGGCGAACCCTTCACGCCCCTGAATGCCGTGCTGCATCTCGTGCAGCAACGAAGAGGTGGCGCCCTCAGGCAGCGCCGCCCCAACCTTTATTTGCTCGGACCCGTCATCGTATTTTGCATATTGTGCTCTCCCCCGTGTCGGGGCCCACTGGCTTGTAACCTGCATCTCCTTCAAATCCGGATAGGCCCGGAACAACTCAGGATGATCAAGCACTTGATCAGCGCGCGCTACGCGTGGCGTCCCGCTTATCGCCAGCGGGCCGACCCACCGCGCGGCCTCGTCGGAAATCTCCTGCCGGAACATCCCATCCGGCCCGCGCCACGTTCCGGTCTGTCGCCACACATCATCGGGCGACACCCCCTCCTCAAGAAGCCGCGCAGCCTCTTCGGCGCTCGCCTTGTCCCACGTTCGCGCGCTCGGCCCGATGAACGTTGCCGCATCAAGCCCTTGTACCATTTCCTGCGCCGGAAGTGGGACCCACCCGGGCGCGCGAGACGGGACGACGCGGGCGAGATCGTCGAGAAACCGCGCGCCAACTTTTCCCGCCGTTGGGGCTGCCAGTCCAGCAACGGGGATCATATAGTCAAGCGGCGTAATATCTTCGCCACGCTGTTGGCGCTGCATCGTGTCAATGAGTGGGCTTACCGGGTCAACCCACGCTAGCCCCTCATCAATGCGCTGCGCTCTGGATGCGCCAAGAGCCTCAGCCAACATATTTTGACGCATATCGCTGGCAAGCGGATCGAAGCTGCGCAGTTCGGCTTGTGGGCGGTCAAAGTTTCGAATTGCCGAGATCAACTCCTCATTCGTCATCGGGGATGGCGCTTGAATCTGCTCTGCCGTCCTCCGATCGAACCACGGGCGCTGACTCAGCATCGCCTGCTCAAGGGGTGTCACGACCAACTCCCTTCAGGGATGTTTCCTTCCGGCAACCGCCACGGACGCGAGCCCATATCCAATGTCGGCTTCGCCCCTTCTTGCGCCGAGTCCTGCGCCAACCGCATCTCGAACCGGCGGAAGCTCTCACCATACTCAAGCCCCTTGGCTTGCTGCCATGACGTGACAAGGCCAAGGGTCAGCAATTCCTCGCCAAGAATGCCCGTATCCGTGTCCGCCGCGAATGCACTTTGCGCCGTGCCGCCGCTCGACTGACACCAGTTCCGGGCGATGTATTCGAAGTAGACGCTCTCTCCCGCAGTCGGCGTCGGGAGAAACAGAATAGCCCCGCCACGGAACCGGAAATAGCTGTACGCCGGTGTAACGGTGATCGCCTTCTGCGCCTGCCATTCCGTGTTGTCCAGCGGCCCGAACACCTTCTTGACCGTCGTCCGGTTGAACATCGTGTCCGGCTTGTAGCGGTCGAAGTCGGTGAACGTTGTCGTCACGGCGGCTACTTGCGTCTCCGCCGCAACGGTCGTGAACGTTCCTTCCTTGGTCAGCGCTGACCAATCATGCCGCTTGACCAGCGCGTTGCCGACCTCGTTCAGAATGCCGAGCATCTGCACGGCAATCGCATCCGAACTGGATGCGACCGATGACGGCACTGCCAATCCGACGCGCCGGCATGCGTTTTGAACGATCGTAAGCAGGCTCATCGGCTAGGTCGGCACGATGGGAACGGTGTAGAACTCGGTCGTGCCCGCAAGATAGATCACGAGACACGACTTGGCCGTTGAAATGTTAACCGATGTCGTGTTGTTGATCGTGTAGCCGCTCGGCGGATAAATCGCGTTCGTATTGCCAGACCGATTCACCACGAAATAAAGCTCGTTCGCGGTGCCAGCCGGAGACGGCAGAACCACGACCTTCGATGATCCGCCCGTGATGACAACGGCGCGGGTTTTCATGGCAAAGCCATCGCTTGCCGATGTGCCAACCGCCGTAACGGCGTTGTCCGCGTTGCCCGTGATTCCCGCTACCGCCGCCGCCGGAAGCCCGGCAAGAGCCATCGCCTCGTTCGTTGCATTACTCATCGCTCGTTCCTTCTTCTTGCGTTTCGAGTTTCACCTTCGGCGGGCGGCCACGGCGCGGAGCCGCGACAACATCCCCCGATTTGAGCCGGGCGATCTCCGCCCGCAATTCGTCGATCTCGTGCCGATTGGCGTCCGCAGACCTGCGGGCCTGAGCCGCCGTGCTCGTCTCAATGAAAATCTTGGCGCGGTCTCGCACCATACGACCGCCCATCCCAAGCGCGCCCATCGCCGCGTCATTCATTCCGGCGACCTGCTCGACCGTGAAAAACCCCATAACTTTCAGATTGGCCTGCGTCACCGGATCGAGGCCGGGCCACTCCTCAATCGGCGTGCCGTCCGCTCGTGCGGACGAGCCGCGCTTGAATGCCTCATACTCGATGGCAAAACGCTCCCGGTGCGCCTGCGTCACCTTCTCCACGGGCCGGTTGTTCTTGTCGCCCGCAATGAAATAACGGATGAACTCCTTCTGCTTCAGCGGGTATCCGTTCGGGCCGCGCGGCGTCGTGTTGTCAAACACCTTGGGCTGCGATTGATCCTCTGCGTAATCGAGGAAGAATTCGGGCGTAATGCCCTCATTCGGCCTCAACTGCTTGTTCGGGTTGTCGATGTCCCGGACGTAGCGTGCTGTCGCTTCCATTCTCTTTCCCTCTGAAGGCCCATTGCATCAAGCCATCGCCATAGAACGTGATTTTCACGTCCGGCAAAAACTTGACCAATGCCACCATCTGGTTGACCTGATCCGCGTATGAGGGCAAGGAGCGGAACGTCCGCCCCTCGCACTCGATTTCGCAGCTATCGAGCAAGAACTGCTCGCCTGCATGGTGCTCGCCGTCCGCGAACGAGGCGTCGAGACCAAAGACGTGAATGTCCGTGATGCCGCGAATGAGCCGGGCGAAATAGATCGCCCGTAACCCGGCATGGCTGCCGCCGCCATGAACAAGCGGCAATTTCCCAAGCCGCCCGAACTCCTGCATCAGCCCTGCATAGCCGTGCTGATAGGCGTGGAACAGAAACACCGCCCGTCCCTTCATCCGACCTAGAATAACCGGATTGGTCTGGCTGGCGACGTAGTAGACAACTCCGTGCTGCGGCTCTTTCATGTATTCGGCGATGGTATCGCCCGGGCACATGACAAAACCGTGCGTCGGCTTGACGTTCTTCGACAGAAGGAAGTCATGCGCCGCGTTGACGGCCCATACCTCCTCGAACTTCAGGGCTTCCCACCACGTTTTCTTGATGCTCGGACCGGGACAGACAATTGCAATGCTCTTGCCTGCTCCCGATTCCGGCGTTGCATCAGGGAGGCCGCTCGCGCAAGCCTCCCCGACACGTTTGATCAGCGTTTCCTCATCGACCGTCAGCCGAAGCGAAACACTAAGCGGACGCACTAGATGTTTTCGGCGTGCGCGCCGCCGATGGCGAACATCAACTCTTTCGCCGCGCAAGCCGCAGTCGTGTTCGACGCGACCGTCACAACACCGTCGAGCCGCTGGCCCGACACGCTGCACGCGTCATCCAGCTTGCCCGCCGTCGATGTCGTAAACAGAGCCTTGTCCGGCCCGCACGATCCGAGCACGTAGCCCGAAATGTTGGAGCCAGACACCGCAACCCAGCCATATTGCCCCGACGAGAAGGCCACCTGCGCCGCGCCGATCTGATACCCGGCTTTCGCCATGGCATGCGTAATCGGAGCCGCGTTGTAGTCCTCGTCGATGCCAACGACATCGTATTGCGTGATCGCCGCCGACGCCTTCACGTACACGTAGACCTGATTGTCGGACGCCTGAACGCGCATACCGAGCGGAAACTCGGCGAAGTTGCACCCGTCCGAAAGCCGCGTCGGGTGCTTTTCGAGATCGACGCCAAGAGCGCCGTTTGTCACGTAAGACATGTGTTGGCCTCCTTACGCCACGATCACGCCCTGAAGGGCGCGATTCGAGATGGTCATGTTGCCCGCCCACCCGATCAACCGGACCATCGCGTCCTGATTGGTCGAGAAGCGGTCACCGCCGATCACCGACATATTACGCGCCGAGTGAGGCCGGAAGTGGATGTAGTTGGTGTTCAGGAAGTACATGTGCGAAGCCGGAGCGTCACCGCCCTGGCCGCCATCGAACACGACATCGGCGCCCATGAACTTCAGCTTCTGGAACCCGGCCTGCGCCGAACTATCCGACGCAATGCGCTGGATCGCCTGAAGCGACTCCCAATAGTAGCGGAAGTACGTATCGTCCGCCACGATCAGGTCCGGCACATCGCGGCCACGCGAGCACGCGAGATACAAACGGTTCATCGCCGTTTGAATCGTCGCCGCGCCCGGCGTCAACGAGTTGTCGGAAAAGTCGAACTTCTGGTTCTGCCAAAACGCATAGGTAGAGGAGTTGATGCCCCCGACCGTGCCCGTGCCAGCGTCGGAAACCAGCGCCTGCAAGCCGCCGATCTGCTTGCCGCCCGACGCCGTGCCGTTGGAGTAAACGTCCGCCGACAGGTTGTTCATCATGGTGATTTCAGCCACCTTGATGCGCGCTTCAAGCAGATTGATGATCTCCGCATCTCCGGCGTTCTGGAGTTCTTCCAGGCCGGAAATAGTGATCGCGACCGCCGCCTGCTTGATGTCGAATTCAGCAGCAGTCAGGCTGTCCGAAGGCGTGATGCTGAGCGGCTCGTAGCCCGCATAACGGGTATACGTGACGTTCTCGGCATACATCAGTTCTTCGACGATAGTACGTCCGCCGTTAAACGGACGCTGATTGCCCTTCTCCTTAATCCGCTGGAGAAGTGCGGTTTGGTCACTCACGTTGTCAGCGAGCTTTGCCGAACGGCGGCGCGCTGTCGTGGTGACGATTTCCGAAAGGTTCGGACTCGTCATGGTTCATTGCTCCTGATTGGTTGTTACGCGCGACCGCGAATTTCACTCATTGCGGCCTCGATATCGTCGCGGATCGAACCATGGCCCGCCGCGCCGTTCGCGCGTGTGCCAGGGTTTGGAGCGGACCCGGGAAGAGAACTGCCCGCGACGGCAGCCCGCTGTGCAACCTTCCGTGCTTCCTGCGCTTCGCTTGCCTTAGCCGCTGCTAAGACCTTCGCGCGCACCGAAGGGACGGCATACACAGCCCGATCATACGCTTCCTTGAGAGATGCGCCCCGCTGGACGAACATGGCCATCGCGTCCTGCACTTCCTGATCTTCGAAGTACGGATGCGCGGCACGGCCTTTTTCGTCCTTGGCGGCGGCGAATTGCTGAATTTCGTTCTGGACCTCGCCAAGCGTTTGTTGCTGGCGATAGGCCATTTGCTGCTGCAAGTATTGTTGCTGCGAGCCGATGCCCTGCTTGAGTTGGCTGATCTCGCGCTGCAGGGCCGCAACCTGCGGGTCAACGTAGCCCTGCTCCTGCGGCGCGAACGACTGCATGATTTCCTGCAAGTTCCAGCCGCGCGTTTGCGCCATATGCTGGATGAACTGCCGAGGATCGCGCTGCGCCATGTCGGCGAGCGTGAAATACTCCTGAAGCGCAATCTCCGGCGTCAGGCGGTTCTGCGCCATAACGTTCCGGTACTGGTTCAGGACGCGATCCACATTCTCGTAATGGCGGCGATATTGCGCAAGCTCCTGCGACTTCTTGGTGTAATCGCCTTCCTGCGACTTCCATTTCGAGTGCAGAATTTTCTGCATCTCCGGCGGTAGCTTGCGCCAATGATCGTGTTCCTCGGCGGCCCAGGTCGTTGGCGGGTCGAACGTCTCGACGGGGTCGGCCTGCTGCTGTTCGGGCGCGGCTGTTCCACCGCCGGAAAACGGGCTTACATCCCCACCTTCCATTGCCGCCGAAATGTCGCCCCGAAGATCGTTCGCAACGTCTGTCATTTGTTCCTTGCCTGACTAATGGCCGCGCGAATGTCGTCGACAAGACCGGGCGGCGGTTTGAACTCGCGCTTCGGGCGCACGAAATCGTTACCGATCTCGATGCAGCCGTGAGCGCGCAGAAAGTCCCGATGATGACGGCGCGACTTGATGACCTTGCCGTCGATCACATTCTTGTAGGGCTCAATGTCTTTGATGACGTGGATTTGCGGGCGTGGATCGTACTTCCGAAAGTGCGCCATGCACGCCCCCGGCCACTCCACGTCAGTGTCATGCCATTTGCCACACGCGCGGCAGAGCCGTTGGCGGCTCATCCGTGGTTTACTTCTTCAAGCATGTAGCCACGCCCCCAGACTGTAGCCACGACGAAAGGAACATGCCGAGTAAGCAGCTTCTTGCGTATTTTGCACACCAGAACGTCGATGATCTTCGCCTCGGGTTGCTTGTCCGGGTCTGGGTAAAGCGCGGCCATCAGCCGGGCGCGGGAGACAATCTTGCCCTTATGTCTCGCCAGAAAATTAACGACCGCCATTTCATTGCGCGTCAGATATTTCCACATTCCGCGCGGAAGCCAATCAACCGTATCGTCGGCAATCGGAGCGCCAACCGCCGACAATTGCATGACCTGTGCCGTTAACTCGCCGTTCTCGACCTCAAGCTCCTTCACGCGCCGCTTGAGACTCGTGATGACGTTCTCGATGTCCTGCTGTGCTTGCATCATGCCGTTCCTTGCGGTTGCTCCATTCTGACCTGCATATTCATTCGCGCCGTGGCCGCCTTGATCTCGATGTCCGCCGCCGCCTTTTCACGCTCCAACGCGATTTCCGCCGCCAGCTTCTCGCGCTCCAACTGGATGCGCGCCATCATTTCTTCACGCTCCAATTGCAGCCGGGCGCGCGCCATCTCCATCTCGCCTTGCAGTTTGGCTTGCGCCGATTGCGCATCGGCTTGAGCCTTCTGCATCGCGATCTGAGCGTCCATCTGCGCTTTCTGCTGCGCTGCCTCAAGATCGGCTTGCGCCTTCTGCTGCTCCGGCGAGGGCTGCCCTTGGGATTGCTGCGCCGCCTGCGCAAGCTGATCCATCGTCTCTTGCATTCGCTGTTCGAGATCGCGCCCAATCGGAAACCCGCGAATCCCGAACATCAAGAACTCGCCGAGAAGTGGAGCCAACGCCGGGAATTGCTGTCCAGCCACTACGGCCTTGTCCATGAATTGAGACACCGCCGTCAGGAATTCGACGCGAGCTGCCTTTTCGGCGTCGCGGTCAGGCTCAAGAGTCGAGTCCGTCTCGATGTCGAGCCGAAAACCACGCATTGCGTCGTCCTTGAGCAACGCGATTGCAGCCCCGGCATTCTGCTCAACCCCGAAGCCACTAATCTCCAGGATCGTCTGCGGCTGAAACATCCCGCAAACGATCTCGGCCATGATCGCAACGGTATCCTTGCAGAATCGCGCCATTTCGCGCTGACGCTCTTGCAGACGCAACGTGCCGAACTGGCCTTTAATCCGCTGCGCCGTCGCCGTCTCGCTGGCCTGCGTCTGGCCGCGCATGATGTCCGAAATGCCCGTCACTTCGTACATCACGGATTTTGCTTGCTCCCGCGCCGCATACAGCGACGTGAGCGCGTCGACCCATTCCTTGAGCGGCAAAAAATCCATCTGCCCCTTAAGGCCGCCATTCTGCGCCAGAACCGCCCATTGCGCGGACGGGATCAGCTTGTTCTCATGCTCGCCGCTGAGCAGGTGACCAAGCTCGGCCACATTCGCGTTATAGACGCCAGAGACGCGGATCGCCGTCGAGATCGCTTCGATGCGCCCCGTCAGCGTGTCCATCTCGGCGGCTGAATCCTGGTACTGCACATAGTCCGCAATCGGCGTCAGGCTGCCCGGCGCGAGCGTCGCCCAGATCGGCATCGGGCACGGCCAAAATTCACGCAGTCCGAGCGGATCGGTCTCGCGCTTGACGAACGAACCGTCAATCGCCTCGGAGACCCAAACAACCTCCCGGCGCTCCTTGTCCCAAATCTCGTAAACCTCAGCCGTCCCATAATAAGCCTTGGTCTCTTCGTCATCGCCCTTGCCGCCCGTCGCGAATTTCATCCGAGCGGCAATCTCTCGCCCGAACGATTGCCCCGCTTGCGATTTCGTCAGATGCACCCGGCGCGCGATCCACTTGACCTGCGGCCATGTCGGCGCGTTGTCGTGCAAAAAATCCTTGTAACTCACGAAGTCGAGCGCGAGACGCTCATACACGAGCGGGCGAAACGGCTCGTCGAGCATCATCGGTCCGCCAGGCCCCTGCTGAACCTGCGCCGGGTCGAGAAACCCATCGCCCCTTGGGTTGAGGTACAGCCCGTCATCGGTCTGCGTGACGGGAATCTCTGGGCGCTGCTCGTCTCC